CTCGATGAAGTAAGTCTGCTCCCAGCTGGCCGATTTGCTCCGACCAGCTGGGCTCCGCCGGACGGGCCTCGGGTTCGGAGATCTTGGGAGGAAAGGAGATTGGGGCTTGCGCCGAACCCAAATCACCGAAGGGATTTGGTTTAGGAGAATTATCATACTCCAGCGAAGCCCCTAGAGCATTATCTTCCATTTTCTCCTCCTTGGATCAAATATCTCTTTCCGGAAGGTTTATGATCCAGGTACCACTTTCCGTCAGTGCCCTTGTGGGCGTTTTCGAGTGGAGGGATCCCCTGGGTCTCGGTTCCTATCGCCGCGGCCTTCGCCGCGGAAGGAACGATTTTTCCTCCATGAGTTACAAGGTGGCTAAGTCCATGTGCAACCATGGGAATTGCGGCGGGAATAAACTTGTTCGCGAAGCTCAGGGTCCCTGTCGGATCAACTAGCCCCATTGCATGTGTCGCAACGGCCGAGACCGGTTCACCGAGATGCGACCAAAGGAGGGTCCGAACACCATGAAGGATCGATTTCTCAGTCTTTCCGGCCGTCGTGGATTTAATCCCCTCGATCTTATTCCGAATGTCTTCGACCGATCTTCTAATCTCTTCCGCCTTTGTTTCCGCGGCGATTCTAGCCCTTGCCCTCTCGACAGAGGAATTCCTATTAGCTCTCTTTGCCGCCAAGATCGCCGCGTCGCGACTTGCCTGAGTTGACTCTACCATGTTCTGATGAGCTCGATTGGCATCGGAGATCAATTTTTGCATCGTGGTTACATTGGCCTCGTGCGTCGCTTGCGCCGATTGTCGTTGAGCAATAAACGGTGCGTCGGAAATCTTTGGAGCATCTTGAGCCCTAGTGGCTAACGCCCGTTCGATCTCAGCCCGTTCGGCTTGATCGGGCACCAGGGCCACCTTGGCTCCCGGAGTCAACTTAGTCCACAATTCTGGTTCGGACTCGAGCCGATGAAGAACATGTCCGGCGAGGATATCGACCAGAGGCGACGTTCCTGGCTGAGCCCGAAGCGCACTCAAGGTCTCCCCGGTCGTCTTGCCTTCGTTGAGCAAGTTTGCAACAACCTTCCCGGTTCTGGGATCATTCCAACTTTTTTCTGGCCCGTGGATTATCTCTTTGAGAGGTCCTTCGGCGAAACTTCGAATTTGTGAGCTAACTCTGTTCGCTTCGGCAAATTGGGCTTCAACCCCATGCACCGTCGCGGCTTCGCGGAGGTCTTCCGAAATCGCTTGGTAAAGGGAGCGAAGATTGGCTTCGTTTAGAGTTTTGAACATCTCCGATTGAGGATTCTCGAGTTGATCGCCGAGCCAGGAACGAAAATTCTTCGATTCTTCCCAGGTGGGAATGGGGGGCGGAATCGGATCGGCTGGAAGCCCCATGGCATCGGCGATCACTTGGTCTCGTTCCGAGAGCTCGGCGGGCTCGCGAAGATATTTCGTCGCGCTTTTCAACCTTGCACCGATGTTCGGCGCAAGCCGATCGAACAAAGGTTGCAGATTTCCAAATTTAGAAGAAAGAAAATGCGCTCTGGCGATGAAATTATCCAGCGGGGTTTTTTGCCCGCTCATAACCGAGTTTACCGGGTCCCAGACTCTAAGTTCCGTCGCCGGAATACTTTCGGAACGAAAAGTCCGGGCGGTGGATTGGATTCGGGCTCCGGTGGAGTCGGGATCGGGAGTTGCGTTTCGATTGTTTCCCAGTTGACGTAGGCTATCTCCCGCCTGAGCTTTGTTGCCTTCAGTAATATTCTCAAGCGCCCCTTGCGCAACTTGTTTTCCGGTATCGATTTGTTCGAGTTCAGATTTCAACCAATCATTCGAGCCTGAGATATGTTCCTTGGCCCCCGAAATCACCGAATCCCGCAAGACATTGGAGGAATCGATTGTAGCTTTCGCCGCCGCCTTCTGCTCCTGGGACAAGGACTCAAATTGAGCATCATCGGCAACTTTGGCTTCAAAATGTGGACTCTTGAGATCATTTTGCGCCGCCTTGGTCGCACTTGCAGTTTCCTGCGCCGCCGCAAGTTGTTTGTTGAGCTCGGATAGCTTGGCCGCGTTAGCCTGTTTATTCGCGGCATCTGAAAGAAAACTTGCTCCTTTTCCCCCTCCGAGCCCACCGACGATTGCACCAAGCACAGGAGCCCAAACCGAGTCCGGCGAAATCATATGGCCGATCTCGCCGCCAAGACCGGCGGAGAGACCGGAAGTGATATCGGCGACAGCGCCCGCCATTTTTATCGGTGCCAAAGCAGCGCCGCCAGCCATAAAAGGCAGCGTTCCGCCAAGACCACGGCCAGCAGCACCGATTAGTTGCTCAGTCGTTCCTGTTGGTTTTATGGTATCGATGCCGAGATCGTGTGACCATTGATCTACTTTTTCTTGACCCGGAAGCACTTCAAGATCTGAAGGAAGTGGACTATCTTTTGCTCTCAATCCACTCTTCTGCAGTCCCCAATTGACAAAATCAGCCGCGGTTCGAGGCAGCGCGGCGGTGGAGAGCACTCCTTGTGCAGCTTGTTGGCCGAAATAACCAAGTGTGTGCGCGGAAGGTTGAAAGTAGGAAAGGAAATCTCCCGGAGGGCTTGACGGACTTGCGCTCGGGCTCGGTTCCGTTTTCTTGAATTCTTCCTGAGCCTGGAGAAATTCCGGGTCAATTCCCGTTGGACTTGCGATCTTTGTACTCTCTTCCGCTTTCCTTGCCTGTTCGGCTTGGAGAAATTCGGGATCAATTGCCTGAGTTTCCGCCATCAATTAAATCCCAGTTCAGTCTTGATCTTCATTGCTTCGTCAGGCTTCACCCATCCGTGGCGAACGGCGTTTACTAGCGAAGCCTTGTCTGGAAATTGCGTCACGCCATCTTTCTCGATTAGGCCAAATTTGGCCAGGGCCTGTCTGGCATACTCAGTTGCCGGATGCTCTTTGTTGAAAAGAAGTTCCGCCTGCTGAATATCCCCGCCGTTCACCTTTCTTTGGTAGTCTACCACGGCACGCTCGTCCATCGCACGTTGAAAAAGCGCCATCATCGCGGTGTTGACCAATTTTCCCCCAAGATAAGTATTTTCAATCGAAGGGACTGATCTCATTGAACTCTGGATCGTCGTCGCTGCTTCTCTTTGTTGACCCAGGCTCTGTGCCACCATATCAAGCGCCGCTGGCATTGTATTCTTCGCAAAAGATTCCCAAGAGGCAATGTTTTGCGCGTCGAACGGCAGCGGCTGCTTGGTAATCTCGGCGAATTTCTGCGCAAAGGAAGCGAGAGAATTTCGAAGATCCCCGAGCGGGCCAGAGCTTTGCCAACCCGCTGGGTCTTTGTTCAGCCGATCCATGTCGGCGTCCATCTGCACCGCTCGGGCCATTCCGTCCTGAGCATGGGCGAATTTCTCCGCTCCATCGGACTGGAATCTTTCCAGAGCCTTCGAAGCCCCTTCCTTGTCCACCGGATTCAACATGGCTTGACCGGCGGAATTCAGCGGATGGGTGATGTAGGCAGTTGGATCCGAGATCAGCGGTTTGCCGTCGCCGGCCAAGTCTTTCGGGGGCGGAAATTGCTGAAGAACCTTTTGTACCGCATTGGGATCTTGGGTTCCGATATTTGGTCCTGAGACCGCAGGGAATTCTGTTCCTGTCGAAGTGTCTCTTTGGGGGCCGAGGCCTTTGGGGATTTCTGGACCAGCAAGAGTAACACCACCTCCTTTTTGCACCGGAGCCTGCACATACGGCTGATACCCTGTTGGAGTTTCTTGCATTCCAGGTTTTCCAAGAATAGCCTGCACTGTCTCAGGGCTTACTTGATGTGTAAGCCCCCAATTTATAATTTGATTCTTAATATAATCCCCTCGTGCCGTCGGTGCATCTGGTGTGTTATCGGGAGCTCCATTTGTCCAACTCTTCACCACATCTTGCATCGCCCCCATGGTCTGCGCACGAATATGTGGAGGTAGTTGTGCCGCACCACCACTGATTGCCGCTGCGATTGTCTTTTCGTCGCCGGAATCGGCAGCGGCAGCAGCCGCCTTCAACACTGTTTCAAATCCTGACTGTGTTCCTTTGAGGCTTTCGTTTTCGTATTGTTGCGTTGTCAAAAGTCCCTGTCGAACTTGATTTGCCCATTCTCCGATGTAAGGAGCCAAATCTGGATTTGCATAAGCGGATTTGAGCCCGTCTTCCGCCGTTTTTGCATTCGCCATGGTCTGACCAAAAATGGTCCTTGCGTTGAGTTCCTTTTGCAGCAGACCAAGCCCTAACTGACTTTTTTGAATATCTAGCCCTTGTTGCTGTTGTTGCAGCGCTCTGGACTGGAGATCCATAACCGAGTTAGCGAGGCCTAGCGGGTTCGCGGTGAGTCCTGGCGAATACTCGCCTTGTGGAACAGTTAAATCGGTGTTGAAGGGCATCGGAACGAAGACCTACGGAACAAAGACCTACGGAACAAACGGGTTTGGAGAACCTTGTGGAGCCGGACTTGATTCTGGCCCCTGAGCCCCTTGAGCCCCCCTCAACACCACTCGCCCCCTGGCCTGATCGGCGAGATGATGAGCAAGGAGAACCTTAGTTGCGGTTGTTCCCAGTTGATGCGCTGCTTGGGCGTGAGCCTGTCCGACCTGGTCCTCGAGTCCCTTGAGCTGCTGTTCATGGTCCGCAAGCCAGGAGGCGAGCGCCCCGCCGGACTCGGGCATCGGGGGAGATCCCGATTGCGGATTACCGGCCATGAGAGCAATGAGACCTTCGGGGGCTAAGCCAGACGAAACCAACTTTCCCATCTCTTCGATCACATCGTCCCCGGTGACGGCCTCGCCCATGGAGCTGAGTTTGTCCAGCCCGGCCCGAAGAAGTCCGGTTTGCTTCGCCGCCTGATCGATTTTGTCAAATTGAGCCCGGGCCTGACCGTGTTGGGCTTCGAGATGATCGATGAGGGGGTGCGACGAGCCTTGGAAAGTAGACGAGGGCGAAGCCAGAGCCCCCTGAGGCGGCATCATCGGATTCGGCTGGGCTCCAGGTCCCATTGCACCTTGAGGATCAAGCATGGAGGGTTCTTTCTTAAACTGTCGGAACGGCTTGGGAACCGGCACCGCCGATTACTGGAGCAAAAGCATTTCCGCTTCCTTGATTTCCAAAAAGGTTGCTCACCGCGTTAAGCCCAATGGCGTTTGAGAGTGCATTTGTGCCCGAGGTCAACGAATTTCCAACCGCAGTGGCCGAGCCAATTGTTCCAGCGGCCGAGGCCGCGGCGCTGCCGGTTTGGAGATTCGAAATCGAATTAGCCGCATTTTGCCCCAGCGTTCCGGTCTGCGCTGCAGCATTCTCCCCGATTCCTGCGGCCCCTGAAAGCATTCCATAGATTTGTTGATTTTGGCCAAGGTAGTTTTGAAATTCCTGTTGCCAATTGGAGAATTGCTGTTGGTAGGTAGTGGAGGCTAAGCCGGTTGCGTAGTTGATCCCACTTTTGAGCGCAGCGCCGCCCGGCTGGCTCCCTGCAAGGCCGTTCTGCGTCGCAAGAAGCCCCTGGGACTTTGAGAATTGATAACCGGGAGTAGCCTCCAGATTCGCTTGTGTCGGGGCAAATGTAGTCGATTCCGGTGCCGTGAGGCCAGGAAGAGCGCTCGAAAGAGCATTTGCCGCGCCGACCCCGGTGTTGACGAAAGGCTGAAGTCTTGCGGTGTTCTGGTTATAAATACTCTGTTGCAACGCCGTGGCCTGATTGGCCGCTGTGGCCTGCGTCGCCGCCGCAGACTTACTAGCATTGGACCCAATAACCCCGGAGGCGATACTTCCGGCTGCGCCGAGTCCCGCAGCAAGCGCAATTGCAGCAGAAGGCATTAGTTAAGTTCCTTTCGGAAGAGCCTGCCATGGGGAATCGCGCCGAGCCGTCGAGCAAGAATGCCGACCGTCGGCTCTTCATCCTCCTGCCACCAGACTTCTTTTACCCCTTTGGCCATGAGAAGATTAAGAGCATGACGTTGAAGTCTGAATCCGAGTCCTGGAAGAGCTCTGTCGGCGAAGAATGGGCCAAAACCAGCACGAGTTCCGTGAGGGGAATCGAGTGAAGGGGAAAGGATCGTGAAGAGATATCCGAAGGTTCGGCCGTTAGACCGGGCCACGGAGATAATTAGGTTGTTTTTGGCCTCAAGGGCTCGGTAGAGCGCAAGATTTTTGGTTTCAAACGAGCTCGGGTCTTCTCCTTGATATCCTAGGTGTCGAGCCATGGCAGGCCTCGACGAAAGAAGGAATGAATCGAAAGATTCCTCTCGGATGGAGACAGAACTTAGATCTCGCCGCGGACGAAGCTGAGCAATCTCCTCGGCCTTGGCCTGGAGGAGGAACTTTTTAATTCCTTTCTCATTGGCGATAAAATACTTGGTTAGGAAGGGTACGGAGGCCTGGATATTTTGACTCTGGTGCTTTGCTGCCCATTCGGGATCAAACGAGGCATCGAGAGTGGCAGACCAGAGTCTTTTCAGTCCTTCTTCATTTTTTAGTTCTTCGAACTCGATTCGAACCGCATCCCGGTTCCTCTTTTCCACTTGATCCAACTTTCTTTGCCAGGACTCAACTAGTCGGAAGGGAACTGGAAGGCCGATTCGGCCAAGGGAATCCAGAATTTCCTTGCTCTCCCTCCTAATGGTAATCAGGCGAAGATCTGGCCTCAGATGCTTCGCAAGTCTCCAATGCCACATTGCTCCGGTCTCCGCCGAACCAACCTGGTTCATCGAAAGCCAAGAACGAACATCGCCGAGAGAACGGGCAAAAAGCAATTGCTCGTGGCCGCAATACCAAGCCCCGTAGGAAAGAAATTTGGAGATCCAGTTCGTGCGTGATCTCGGCGCGGCGAGGATGAGAAACGGAGGGCTCATGGCGTTCTCTTGAGAGTATTTGCTACCGAATCCCACCAATATTGTTTGCTTCCGCTCGGAGCACTTGTAGGTAGCCCGTCTAACCAGGACTCGATTCCCGCAGGCAGATCGGAACTCGTGACCGCGTTCGCACCCGCTTGGGCAAAATAATTATACCAGTTGAAGGTGAAGATCCCGGTGGAGGGGTCTACCACAGGAGAGTCAGAATGAGGAAAGCCTTGATCCGCCATGGGCTTTAGCGCTCCACCACAACCGGTTCGAACCAGGCGCCGTTCAGCGCCGCTTTGCCGCCGAAGGACCAGGAAAGCTCGAACAAAGGATATCTCGCAAGGCCAAGCGGTGGCCACTTCGGCTGTGCATGGTATTCTCCCAACTCGCCGGCACTTTGCATCAGAGTTGCCCTCCAAGTTCGGCCACGATCGGTTGAGTACGAAAGGGAAATCTGCGGCGGAAGACCGTTGGGGTTTTGAGGTCCATTTCCGCATTCGAAATCGGCCACGAATTCAAAAGTCTGCACCGCATGACCATCGGTGGGAATGTGAGCTCGGCCGTAAGGGCCGCTTGGTCCCTTCGGGTCCTTGTAGCCTTCTTTAACCTGGGAAAACGTTCTAACGAACGAAACCGGACCAGAGATCCCTCCAACATCATCGAAGAAATAGTTCGGATCGAGCGAATAGAGATCCCCGGTCTCCCAATCCATGGTGAGATCCTGGCCTTGAAGAAAACAGTGGGAAATAGCCCGTTCTCTGTGAAGAATCCCGGTATTGGGATCAGTCCAGCCACGTTGATGCCATGCGTACTCAGGATCCTTAATCGAATAATCGTAGACCCAGGTTTGGTCTCCCTGGATGAAGGTCAAGACGTAGAAGATATGACCGCCCTGGGTATAAGTATAGGCCTCTGCGTCTGAAATATCAATTCCCCCGGCCCTCATTTGGTCAATCGCGGTCGAGATGGCATAGTTGGACACAATGCTGGTGGAATAACCTTCCTGGGCCAAAACCACACTCGTTCCTTGCTCATTCTGCCCGAGCCAAAAAACCACAATCCCAATCGCGGCGACGGAATATGGGGCAATACATCCCCACTGGATATAAGCGCCTGGCTGAACCGAGAAAGGAAAAAGAGGAGAACCGGAGTCGTACCAGATCTCACTCCGGACTGTTCCGATCAAGATTATAATTCTTCGATTCACGATTAAGGTCACCAGAGGGTCTGGAAATCCGTTTTTGCTCCCATAATACGTCGCGTCGAACGTGAGTTCGTTATCGTAGGTGGAACCAAAGAGAGTTCCGTCGGGAATAACCCAGATCAAAAATCCATCAATCACGTCCCATTTGATTGTTCCGGTGAAAATTCCGGTCGAATCTACGATGGGGGCGAAACTCGATGGGGTCAAAATTGTCCATGAATAACCAACAGAAGATCCATCTCCAAGCACGGCCTCGACGCCGTTATCGGAGATAGAGACTAGAGTGGTCTCGATATCCGATAAAGCCCCCATGGAGGTCCAGGTCCAGGAGCCCGAGGAATAAGCAAGTAAGTAGATCTCCTGCCCCACCACCGCGTAGCCGTTTCCTTGTGAGTCCTTAAGGACCCCGCGGCCAATACCCGGGTTCGGCGGACTCGAGACCTTCCGAAGCCCTGGTCTTTGATAGAAGGTAAACGAAGTCGGGGAGTCTGCCCGATTCTTTTCCGGAATCAGATTGATACATTTCTGCGCATTCGCGATCACGCTTCGCGCAGAATAAGCTCCTCCGATTAGTTCAAGGCGCAAGGGGCAAGCTCCCGCAAGGGCTTAAACCGTGGCTTTCCAATAGCCGGGTTTGTAACAATAAAAGGTCACAATGGCGTTCGAGTTCAAGGTCGAACTCGCCGCTGTGCCTCCACCAATCGGAACGATTGTATCAGCGGCGTTGGCTGCATTGTTCGGGTTGGCCTGCTGAGGAAAAATCGCCGCGTTTGCAGCCCCGTCGTTAATAACGGTGACCCAAAGGCCGGCGACTGCTGGGGGCAAGATGGCCGAGTCGGCGTTGGTTGCCACGGTCGCGAGCTCGTTGAGACCGACCGAAAGCTTAGTCGCCAAGAGGGCTGCGCCGCCAGCATGAGCGGTCAACCCATACGAAGATTGCTGGTCCTGAAGGGCCACCTGGATTGTGAGCCCATCGACGAGATGTTCACCGGGGTTTATGTCCCCAGGGTTAATAGTACCAAGTACCGAAGTTGCCGCCATTTTTTTCTCCTTAGTAAGTTTGATCTGAGTAGATATTGTAATTGCCGGTCCGGACGAGCTCGCCGGGCATGGTGAGATTCTTAATTTGGGTCGAGCCTTTACGGATTACTTCCCGGGATTTTCTAGCCTGAATCGGAAGCAGATCGCCGGGAAAGGTTCCGATTCCATATTTGGGCCTAAGCGCTATCGCGACGTTAGAAACCATCCAGGAGAAATAAACAAACGGAAGAACGATCTGGGTTGTGAGAGATGGAAAAGATTGAGGTAGTTGTTCCCGGACGGTTATTCCGATGGAATAGCTCGGAAGATTCGGCCACGGCCAGATGTAGAGTTGGCCAATCGACCAACTTGGGTCGTAGAAGGCAACGAGTGGGAAAGTAGTGAGCGTCGGAAGAGAAATCTGCCGATAATCCTCCATGGAGCGAAGTAGTCGAAGCGGGAAAACAATGGGGGTTGGGCTCGAGCCCCCATTAGTCGATTGCTGAAACCACGCCGATTCAATTTGATCCGGCCGAACCGCCGTGCTCGGTTGGCTCGGAGCCGGATTATTGAGCCCGGCAAGCGAAATATCAATCTGACCACCTTTGCCTACCGAATACGGAGTAGTTTGCCCTGTCGCTTGACAGAGGTAGGAAACAAGGTGCCAGATCATAAATCGTTCTTGTTCCGCCTGCTGGAGCAACCATTGCAAACGAACCCATGCGTCATTGATTTCCTCGGCCAACGGGCTCTGACCAAACCCAAGCACCCCAGCGTCTTTAAGCGCCTGGGTGAGAATGTCACCAACAGTGGTCGAGGTTGGATCGAGGAGAGCCATCGGGGGCTATGTGTTGGAAGGTGGAGAAGAAGAAGTAAACCCGCCTTTGATCACTCCTGACGACTTTCCTGGTACCACTACTTTGCTCGCATTGGCTTGCGCCTCGGCAAGTTGTGCCCTGAGTTCTTCCAACTCCCGTTCCAACTTCCCTACCACTTCAGCGGTCGAAATCGCCGGAACGACCCGGTTGTCCTTGATCCCTGCGGCCCGATTAGCCTCCACGATCTTCTCAATCGCCTTGGCCGGATGATCGAGCCAGCCATCGAAGAGAGCTTCTTCGAACTGAGTCTTGGTCTCCACGATTTTGTGTTTGAGCGCTCGTTGCTCCCCGACGAATTTCGGCCCACGGGGAGTATCTTCGTCCCAGCCCTCCACAATAATCTCTTCCTCCGGCCAATAAACCATTCGGGGAAAAGCCACCGGACCAGAATAAGTCGATTCACCGTTCACCACCGCGGCGTTCGCGTTGGCCGTATTCTGTCGAAAGTAACCCTTGTGTTCGAGCATGTCGAATCGGGTAAACCGCTGATTGTTGGGAGAAAACATGGGGGAGGGCCTTGGCTGGGGGGGGAAGGAAGGTTATTCGGAAGTAAGCTCGGAAGGCTTGTCTTCCTGTTCTGGGGTCTTGATCTCGTCTTCGATCCAAAGTTTGACATTGACCCCGAACCGGGCGGCGAAGCCCAAAGCCTTCTCAAGCCCGTCGATCGCATGCGAGGCTTCATTCCAGCGTTGCGAGAATTCTGGATGCGCAATTTTGGCTCGAAGTTCGGAAATGCTCACTGGTACCATGGAAAAAATCCTTTCTTCAAGGGGCTTAGCCCCTATCTCACACCACATCTGCGACCACGCAGGCCCATTCGGGCCGAACCCAAAGGTACCCATAAAGGACGTCCAACCTGGTCGGTAGTTGATCCGTTCCGATCACATACTGGGTAACCATTCTCATCGAAATCCCGTCGAAAGATTCCCTCCAGGCCTCCTGGACATTCTTGGGAATCTCCATATCCGCGACCGCCATGGTGACGGCCTCTGGAGAATAGACGAAATTCTTCCGATATTTCTGACTCGCCCCGAATCCATTTGTTGGATTGATCGCAGCGCTAGCCGCAGGGCTCGCTGTCACCGTTTGATACTGAACCGGCAGGCCACCAGACGAGGGCACAATCGCGGGATAGAGATAAAGAGTAGTTGCGCCGACTGCGGCTGGTTGCGTCACCACGAACTGTTCGAGTTCGCCGGTGTCGGCTTTGGTAATCCGGTTGACCTTGTTCACCCCGGCAATTGTGATAATATCACCTTGGTTAAACGTGTACGAGAGCGCGGTCACGGTCAGCGCAAGCCCGGTTTGATTTGCCCCGTTGACGGTGGCAGAGTTCTGCGGCATCGTTCCATTGGTATGGATGATATTCGTTTGGTCTTTCATCCAGATGTACCCAGCCGCGTCATACATCCTTCCGGTGATGTATTGATCTCCGATCTGGGTATTCGGGTTGAGCAAACCAGCCAAGGAGCTCACCACTCTCGCTTCCGTCCGCGGTCCATTCACCACCTTCCGATTGGCATTCGGCGCCGAGTTGATATCAAGACTTGCGCCTGCGTTGAGGTAGGTCGAGAGGACCGGACTGAGCAGATTATTGTTCGTATCCTGGTTTGCGACGAAGTTGCAGATTCCGCCTTCGATCCCAGACATGAGATCCACGGCGATGTTGCCGGCCAGGTTATTCACCATCGGTGCCAGCACTCGGCGAGAATAATCATCCAGGCTCATGGTGCGCTGCTGAGTCGAGAAAGCAACGTCAACGCCTTTCTGAGTCGCCAGCACCAGAGTCGTCTGCTGTTCCACGGTATCCTGAATCTGAAGCGCCGGGCCAGTTCGAACAGTATAATCATTCGGGAGACGGATATTCAACGCCGTGCCGATCTTGGCCCCTTCGACCGCGAACGAATCGTCGTACTGCATATCCACGTTCTGCATAAACGCATTGGAATTTTTCCAAAGCCTTACGGCTTCGCGGGTAAT